CGATCCATATTATCGTGATCAGATGAATGTATTAGAGAACCAAGGCCCTGAACAGGATTGGGGCTTTGCGCGCCAAGCTGTTAGCCACTTAGAAAACTATTTAGCCCAGCAGGGTGTGCTTGATGAAGAAGAGTATTCACAACGAATCGAGGGCCTCACACGATTTTGTAAAGAACAAGGAGCAAACTAATGGCTAGTGTATATGATATAATAAAGGGAATCAATCAAGCGGCAGCAAATGCCTACGACGGCACACAAATTGCCAGCTATAATGCTGATGATAAGGCAATTAAGATTGGCCTACGACGAGAAGAAGGCAATCCAATTACCGACTCTAGAGTGATGGACGGCTTTAAAGTACGCATTCTGGGACCCAAGCTTATTGTTTCCTATCAAACGGAACTTCCAATGAGAGATGTCCACAATACGAAAATTGACCAAGAAATGGAAGATATCTATGCCGATATTATTAAATTTCTGAAAAAAGAGTATAAGAGCATCACTAAAGAAACCTTAACCTTGAAGGACGACGGTCCAGTCCGTATTCTTCTCCAAAACATGTCTCGGGTTCGAACCTGGGCACAGTGCGAAAAGGTCTATACTATTGGAAATCTTAAAGGAGTTATCGAGGTTGGCGAGCCTTCAAAGGACACTCTTGACAAACGATTTAAAGATTTTCTAGAACAAGGGGGTCTGGGCACAAGACCTAAGAACGACAAACGCAAAAAAAGTGAATAATGTCGTACAAGCTAACTAAAAAGCAGATTATCAAAGAGGTAGTCAAGTGCGGCAAAACACCCATCTACTTTATAAACAATTATTGTAAGATTCCTCACCCTGGAAAGGGACTCATTCCGTTTAAGACTTATGATTTTCAAGACGACCTGGTGGAGAATATGGCGCTCCATCGTTTCGTCATATGTCTTAAGGCTCGACAGTTGGGGATCTCAACGATAACCGCAGCTTACATTGCTTGGTTGGTGTTGTTTCATCGGGACAAGAACGTCCTGATTGTAGCCACCAAGCTGGCCACCGCAGCCAACCTTGTTCGTAAAGTAAAGATCATCCTTAAAAACCTCCCCCAGTGGATGAAGATTTCTGAACTCACCGTGGACAACAAAAACAGCATTGAATTAGGAAACGGGAGCCAAGTCAAGGCTTCTTCCACCAGCGGAGACGCAGGTCGTTCTGAGGCTCTTTCTCTGTTGGTGATCGACGAGGCTGCTCATATCGAAGGTCTGGATGATCTGTGGACAGGTCTCTATCCTACAATCTCGACAGGTGGCCGTTGCATCGCCATATCCACACCGAATGGTGTTGGTGATTGGTTTCATGAGACATACACCAATGCAGAGGCGGGACAAAACGAGTTTATGGCAACACGGCTTCCATGGGATGCCCACCCTGACCGCGATAGTGAGTGGTTCGAGATTGAGACGAAGAATATGAGCCGACGTCAAATCGCCCAGGAGTATGAATGTAATTTTAATACCTCCGGTGATACAGTTGTTCACCCCAATGATATTATGAGAATCAAAGAGAACACTCGCGAGCCCTCCCACAAAGTTGGGTTCGATCGCAACACCTGGATTTGGGAAGAGGCAAAAAATGAAAACAACTATTTGCTCGTGGCTGACGTGTCACGAGGAGACGGCAAAGACTTCAGCACGTTTCACGTCTTCAAGCTAGAGACTTTGGAGATTGTGTGCGAGTACAAAGGGAAACCAGCCCCTGATTTATTTGCCGAGATCTTATACACTACGGCCGGCGAATACAACCAGGCTCTTTTGGTAGTGGAGAACAATTCGGTAGGTTTCCACGTATTGGAAAAGTTGCGCGAGAAAGAATATGATAACATTTATTTCTCCAAGAAGGGGACTCATGAATATGTGGACCAATATGTCGCCGAAGGAAACTCCAGCGTAATTCCTGGCTTCACCACTTCTAATAAAACGCGTCCGTTGATTATAGCAAAGTTCGAAGAGTTCATAAGAAACAAAATGTTAACTATTTATTCTAGCCGTCTCGCGAACGAATTGGACACTTTTATTTGGAGAAATGGAAGACCCGAAGCCCAGAGGTCTTATAATGACGATTTAATCATGGCAGCAGCTATCGGCTGCTGGGTGCGCGACACTGCAATAATTGAAAATCAAAGAGAAACAGCATACAAAAAAGCTTTTCTAGATGCTATAATAACAAGTAATTCGCACTTAGACACCAGAGTGCCTGGACAACACAAACAAAGCACGTTAGAAAGAGCCTTCGATGAACGGCAAAAAATGAAAGACCACATGTGGATCTTAAAAGGATAAAATATGGCTGACGGTAACAAGACACGCAACCCCGACTCACCCCTCTTTAAGCGACTTACCCGGTTGTTTTCAGGGCCAATCGTAAACTTTAGATCTCAGAACACACGGCAGCTACGCCGTCGGCGCCTTGATAAGTATGCGCGGCAGTTTAAAGACGTTTCGGGGCAGAAGTTCGAACGACTGGGCTATAATCCCCTCGATAATTACTCCTCTTATACAATGGACGCCCAGAGTCGGCTAACGCGATACTCAGACTTCGATCAAATGGAGTATACCCCCGAACTGGCCTCTGCGTTAGATATATATGCAGATGAGATGACCACCTTTAATGTATATAATAAAATGCTAAAGATCCAGTGTCCAGACGAGGAGATCAAGCAGTTATTAGAAACACTATTTTATAAAGTATTAAATTTAGAATTTAACTTGTTTGGTTGGTCCCGAACAATGTGCAAGTATGGAGACTTTTACCTCTACTTGGACATCGATGCGGAAATGGGCATCAAGAACGTCATTGGCCTACCCAGTCGCGAAATTGAAAGACTGGAAGGGGAAGATAAAAACAACCCCAATTATATCCAGTTTCAGTGGAACTCAGCCGGCGTTACCTTTGAGAATTGGCAAATGGCTCACTTTCGCATTCTTGGTAATGACAAGTTTGCGCCATACGGTACATCTGTTCTTGACTCGTCTAGAAGAATTTGGCGACAGCTAACTCTTCTGGAAGATGCCATGATGGCTTACCGAATCGTGCGCTCACCAGAGCGAAGAGTTTTTTATGTGGATGTCGGAAATATTCCACCACAAGACGTAGAACAATTTATGCAGCGTTTTATTACGTCAATGAAGCGTAACCAAGTTGTTGATGCTGACACCGGTCGCGTCGACTTAAGATATAATCCAATGTCCGTTGAGGAAGATTATTTTATTCCCCAACGTGGCGGAGTCTCAACAAAGATTGAGAGTTTACCGGGGGGTACTTTTACTGGAGACATCGACGATGTAAAATACCTACGAGAGAAAATGTTTGCAGCTTTGAAAATCCCAATGTCTTATTTAATCCGCGGAGAAGGGGGTGAGGAAGATAAAGGCGCATTAGCGCAAAAAGACATTCGATTCGCAAGAACCGTTCAAAGACTGCAGCGCTCTCTCATCACCGAACTTGAGAAGATAGCGGTGATCCACCTATATGTCCTGGGTTTCCGCAACGACGATCTTCTTTCTTTCAGCTTAAAGCTTAACAACCCATCGAAGATTTCAGAACTCCAAGAATTGGAAAGCTGGAGAACCAAATTTGAGATTGCAAGCAATGCTACCGAAGGTTTCTTCAGCAAGCGCTGGATTGCCAATAACTTGTTTGATCTTTCAGACGAAGATTTCTTACGCAACCAACGTGAGCTTTTCTATGATAAGCAAGTAGCGCAACAGCTAGAAGGCGTTGCAGCAGCCGAAGAAGGCTTCGGCGGCGCCGGAGGCGGTGGAGGCGGTGGAGATTTCGACATGGACACGGGCGAAGACTTAGGCGCCGGCGACCTTGGAGGCGAAGAACTTGGAGGTGAAGAGTTTGGAGGGGAGGAAGCCGCAGCAGGCGACGAAAGTCCGCTTCTCGCCACTCCTCCTGAACCAGGCGCCGGCAAACGGGATGATACTGTAAAGTATATGAATAAGGCAACTGGCGACACCACAACCAACAAGTCGAAGGGAAAGGTGTATCGCCCCGAAAAAGATGATAAACGCGATATGGGTGCCCGCAAACGCCAATTTACGGCGATGGGTTCTCATGAGATGGCACGAATGCCTTCTCGACAGGTAAGAATGAATCTCTCGCCCGGTGCAAAAGAAATTCTGGGCCTAGGTAAAGGTATGTTTGAAAACAAAACAACTAATTACGAGAGAGAAGAAAAAGAAATATTTGGGGTCAAAGAAGATATTAAAAAGCTTTTTGAGAATTTGGAGCAAATATAATGGCTAAGCATAACAAAAAACGCAACACGAAAGCAGCAACGAAAGCAAAG